CACTATCGGTATGGTAAACAACATAAATCAGTAGTAGAAGTTATAAATAAACTACCAGAGCCGAAGAATATGCCTCGTGAAGGACTCACTCCATTTGGTATGGCAATGCCAGATGAATTAAAAGACCCAAACGATGTCGTAGGTTCGTATCGTTTGTATTATCACACAGACAAAGCAACCTTTGCAAAATGGTCGCATCGTGAGAAACCTTACTGGTGGGACGAAGGGTTAGCTTGGTATGATGAGAGAATAACAAGTAGATGAAAAAAGAAATTTTTTATAGAGGAGTAAAAATATTTATTCCCGAAAATCTATCTGAGCAAGAAGAAGATACTTTTATAAGAAGTGCAAAATCTTCAGTAAGCAGATGGAGAAGACCAAATCGTAAACCAAGACGGAGAAGAAATGTATAAGTTTAATGAAGATAAAGCATTAAGAGAAATTCAGAAATGGATTGATGCGACATACAATAAACATTACAGTATGAATAAAATACAATCCACAGAGTTCGTAGCAGATGCAGGACATGGGGTTGGCTTTTGTCTTGGGAATATCATTAAATATGCTCAGCGTTATGGCAAAAAAGATGGCTATAACCGAGAAGATGTATTAAAAATTATTCACTATGCAATAATATTACTAGGTATCGAAGATGGCGATAAAGAAGAAAGACTACGAAAATTTAACTAGCGCTAACATTCAAAGAGTTATAGACTTACTGGAGGCAGAAAAGCCTATAACCAAGAAAGAAGCGTGTGCGATGTTAAGGATTTCCTACAACACAACTCGTCTTTCAAGAATAATACAAGAACACAAAGAATACCAAGAATTTGTGGCAAAGAGAAAAGCAGAGAACAGAGGTAAACTTGCTACTTTTGATGAAATGAAATCAGTAGCCCAGATGTATATAGAGGGCTTTAATATTTCTGACATAGCAAAAAGTATATATCGTTCTCCAGCTTTTGTCAAAGGTATTATTGATAAAATCGGAGTTCCATTTAAATATGCACAGTCTGATTATGACGGAATACGAAATTCCATTTTACCAGACCAATGTGTATCAGATAGTTTTGAGTCAGGCGAAATAGTATGGGCTAGAAAAAGAAATTATCCTGCAAAGGTAATTCGAGAACATACAGAAGTCATGAAAGACGGCAGAACTTATGAACAAAAGTATGGTTGCAAATGCTACCTACTATATACCATTGAGTGCACAGATTTGAGTAATACACTTTTCCCACACTTAGAGTGGGCAGGAAGTTATCACTCATGTCTATCTTATGACATTGGAAGTCTCCGCCACCTAGAAAAATATGGAGTTAAATTTTTATAATGTATTATTTGCATTTTGGATTGCAACAGTTTTTATGTCAATGTGGAAGTTATACTTCCCAAGTATTAAAATATTAGAATTAGCAAGACCCAATTCGTTGGTAGTAAGATATCCGCTAGTAACATTTACAACTTTTTTGTTAATGTCATGGATTCTTGCGCCTTTTCTAATACCAGCAATACTTTCAGATAAGTATAGATTCACTTTCATAAAAAGTTATTTGGAGACAGTTGATAAAAATGAATAGTTTATTAGAAGCAATAGTTAAGAAAGCAGAGGGAGAAATCGCTGTAGCAAAAGCAAATATCTCAGTATATATGAGAAATGCTACTGCAATAGGCGATCACCCAAATATAGTAGAAGCTGTAGAAAGTCAGATTGATAGAATAGCTGAGGCTCACGAAAAAATTTCTACGATTGAAAAATACCTTAAGTAAGGAATCGAAAAATAGTTCTTGACATCGCCCTTATTTATAGATATAATATATATAAATGAGTGATAGATTTTACTTTCAAATGAAACAAGCGACAGGGTGGTGTCCTGGCTACAGAGGCACAACCACACTTGAGGATTATGTTAGTAAATTCGGAAAACTAAGGAGTAAAAAAGTGTCAAATTGGACAGATGAATTAAAAGCACAGGTAGTCGAAGATTACCAAAATGCTGAACCAACTCCAGAAACAAGTATGGAGATTGTGTCTGATATTGCAGAGAATATCGGACAGACACCAAACGGAGTTAGAATGATTCTAACAAAAGCTGGTGTCTATGTTAAGAAAACACCTGCGAGTGGCAGCAAATCGTCAGGTGGTGGTGGAACAAGAGTATCGAAAGAGGGAGCTCAACAGGAGTTGTCATCAGCTCTAACTGATGCTGGACTTGAAGTAGATAGTTCTATCATAACAAAACTTACTGGTAAAGCAGCTAAGTACTTTGCTGACGCAATTAACAAATTAAATAGTTAATGTCATAGCCTCGACTTTTTAGTCGAGGCATTTTTACATCTATAATTTTCAGTTGTTTTTTGACCTAGCGATTGGACGGTAAAGGATTATATCAACCAATGCAGGAGAAAAATGAAAAAAGGAAAATTTATAGAGGAAATGGAAAAGCACGGCGATGCTGTAATAACTTATCGTAGTGCTAAAAGTAGAAAATTAAAATACAATGTTTGCACAATGGAATTTGACAATGAGTATATTCAGTCAAAAAGAAATCGTGCAAAACCAAACGAACACCAAGTTCTTTGTTGGTGTTGGGATACAGACTCGTATAGACTTCTCGTTCCAGAGAATGTAGTATCTATTGTTCCTCTTTCTAAAATACTCAAGAATGATTGAACTACATAGTGCGCCCTCGGTGTATGAAAAAGAAATACACTATGACGAAGACAAGGGACAGAAAATATATCTAATGGTAAATACCTTCAAGGGTAACGAGTATCTACATCTTAGAAAATATTATCAAGACTTTGACGAAGTATGGAAGCCTTCAAAAGAGGGTATTGCAATGAAGTTAGATTTTGATAACTCTAGGGAACTATTTACAGCATTAGTTGAGATACTTTCTTTAGCAGAAAGTAAAAAAGTTATAGAGGAGAATTTTAAGGATTTAATAGATAATATTTATCAGAGTTAAAAAATAGTTCTTGACTTTTTAGTTTATTTGAAGTATAATATAGGCATGAAAATAATAAATGTAATATTAACTGTAATGTTTGTTTCCGCTTGTAATCTACTTGATGAAGTAGACTGGTCAAGCTCACCCAAACCAATAGTTACACCAGAGCCAGTACCTGTGCCAGTTCCAACACCAGCACCAACACCTGTGCCGACACCAGCACCAACACCTGCTCCAACCCCTGCGCCTACACCTGCACCTACACCCGCACCTACACCTGCACCAACACCTGTACCAACACCAGCGCCTACACCTGCGCCAGTAACAACAACTACATCAACATCATCAACTACTACAACTTCAACAAGTTCTAGTTCAAGTACAGGCAATAATTAGTACAACTAAAAAATATTTCTTGACTTTTATATTATTTTTTCGTATAATATATTAATGAGTTTGGAAAATTATTTAAAGCAATGTGACTTGGCTTACTTCAATGGTAAACCAATCATACCTAATGAAGTCTATGATAGACTAAAAAAGGTAGATGATGAAGTCGGCTATTCCGATAATCGTGAGCAAAGACTACCTCATACATATCCTATGTGGTCTTTGCAGAAAGTGTTTCAAGGAGAGGATAATCCACCTTCTTGGGCAGATGATGAGGCAGTATTAGTATCCCCTAAGTTAGATGGCTCTGCAGTAAGTTTACTCTATGTTAATGGAGAGTTTAAATTAGCACTTACTCGTGGAGATGGCAAAGAGGGAGTTCCTATTACAGATAAAATGAAATACATTGTTCCTCGACAAATACCTACTGACTTTGATGTATATAATAAAGTAGTATTTATTACAGGAGAAGTAGTTGCTCCAATACAGTTTCCAAATGCAAGAAACTATGCATCGGGTTGCTTAAATTTAAAAGATATAGAGGAGTTCAAAACTCGTTCTGTTGATTTAACTTTTGTAGCTTATAATGCCCAACCTTACATGGCAGACACTTATGGAGATAATCTAAAGATGTTAGCTTTGATGGGATTTGCAACAATTTTTACAGTAGATAAGTATTATTATCCTACTGATGGCACAGTATGGAGACTAGATAATAATGACGAGTTTGACAAACTAGGTTATACTTCTCACCACCCAAGAGGAGCATTTGCTCTAAAAGTTAGGGAAGAAGGAGTAATTACAACCTTATTAGATGTTGAGTGGAATGTAGGAAAGTCTGGAGCAGTTACTCCAGTTGCAATCCTAGACCCTATTATGATAGAGGACGCAACAGTTTCACGAGCAACCTTACATAATGCAGGATTTATAGATGCGTTAGAACTAGAGATAGGTTGTAAGGTAGAAGTCATTCGAAGTGGTAAAATTATACCAAAGATAGTGAGGAGAGTAGAGTGATTTTATATACAGAAAGACAATTAAAAGCTGAGTATGACTTGTGGGTTCATGAACAGCTTAGAATACAAAAGAGAGTAAATATAAAGTTTGAAATACCTGATATAGAATACTTTAGAAGGCAGGTATTTGAACCAACTTTGGAAGAGGTGTATAAAGATGATGCTTTTTGAAAGTAAACTTTTTACAGTTATAATTTTTTCAATAATTGTCTTCCTAGTAGTAGTGTTATTTTTTGATGATACCGACCCACCAGACATTAGTATGTGGAGAGATGATTAATGAGACCATACAGATTACACACATTTATAAAAGAAAATAGAAAAGCAGAAGTCTATAAATATCATAACGAGTTTGTTGTAAAGTGTTATATAGATGGAGAGCTTATAGGACAAAGATTAATAAAAGAACATAATGAAGGCTATGCAGAAGAAGCCGCTGAAAATTATGTAGACGGAATATGGGAGTTAGAAGAAAAAGAACATGGGCTTTTTTAGCAAAGACGAAAGGTCAATAAGAATACATAAGGAGTCTGCCTTCAGTATAGGTAGTGCCTTAATTACACAGTTTCCCTTAAATTATTTAATACTATGGTTATGTATTGAAATTTGGGGTATCACAAGTGCATGGGGATTGTCAGTTATATCAGTAGCGTTTATGACAGTCACAGAATACCTTCGTGTATTCTATACACGATTATATTTTTCACAAAGATTTAAAGACTAATGACAGGATTGATATACGGAATTAAATTCGTTAATCCTGATACAGGAGAAAAGTTTTTAAAAGTAGGAATTGCAAAAGCAAGACCTGGCAAAGTGGGAAAAGGAGTTCTTCAAAGAGGCTCCAGTAAAGATTTTTATACACCAGACTATCAACAATTTATACAAAGAACTTGGCAAGGCGATTATGATGATTGCAGAAATATAGAGTACACTTTACACTATATGTTTGCAGACGACCACTACCAACCAAAAATTAAATTTGGTGGTTACACCGAGTGTTTTAATATAAATTCAAAGATATTAAGATGGTTTCCTAAAAAATCAGAAACAGCAGAAGATTGGCTAAACAGACACCAAAATTTAAACCTTGATTAATCCTAGAAATCCAAAAATATTTCTTGACAAAAAGGTTTATTTTGTATATAATATATAAATAGAAAATATGAAAACAATAGAAATTCCAACAGAGTGCCCATCATGCAGTTCTATATTAGAACTTCTAAATGGGCAATTATTTTGTAGGAATGATAATTGTGAAGCAAAGGGTTTTAAGAAGTTAGAAAACTTTGTTTCTAAACTAAAGATAAAAGGTCTTGGACCAGCAACTCTTAACAAGTTAAAAGTCGAAGACATTATCGAACTCTATGAGATAAAAGGTCATGAGATAACCATGAGATTAGGCTCAGAAAAGATTGGAGAAAAAGTATTTGCAGAACTTGAGAAGTCAAAATCAGTAGACCTGCAAACTCTACTTCCCGCCTTTTCTATTCCGTTGATTGGGCGATCCGCTACACAGAAATTATGTAATGTAGTATCACACATTAAAGATATAAACGCACAAACTTGTAGTGAAGCTGGTATCGGCCCAAAGGCAACAGAAAACCTACTCAGATGGTTAGAAGATGAATTTTATCCTAATAATTACTTACAGTTATTACCTTTTGATTTTACAAGTTCATATACAAGTAAAGCAGTAGAAGAAATCAAAGGTACAGTATGTATCACAGGAAAACTTATGTCTTACCCTACAAAGGCTCATGCCCAAAAGGTACTTGAAAATTACGGATATTTAGTAAAATCAAGTCTAACCAAAGATTGCACTCATCTCATTAATGAAAGTGGGATTGAGTCGGCAAAAACACAGACTGCTCGGGAACGAGGAGTCCAAATAATTAATAATTTAAAGCATTTTATAGGAGAATAATAAAAATGGCAGTACCAAAGTGGACAGATGAAAGAACACAAAGTTTAGTAGACTTTGTTGGTTCTGAAAGCCCAGTATCACAAGTTATGGTTGCAAACGCAGCTGAAGAATTAGAAACTTCTTCAAGAAGTGTTTCTTCAAAACTTAGAAAAATGGGTTATGATGTTGAATTAGCTTCAGCATCTGCTTCTAAGTCTTTTTCAGACGAGCAAGAAGCAACTTTGAGCAATTTTGTTCAAGATAACAGCGGTCAGTATACTTATGCTGAAATCGCATCAAATTTTGAAGGCGGAGCATTTAGTGCTAAGTCTATTCAAGGTAAGATTCTTTCTATGCAATTAACAGAGCATGTTAAACCTGCACCTAAGCAAGAATCTGTCAAAACATATAGTGATGATGAAGAATCAACATTTATCGAAATGGTAAATAATGGTGACTTTGTTGAAGCTATTGCAGAAGCTTTAGGAAGAAGTGTAAACTCAATCAGAGGTAAAGCTCTTTCCTTACTAAGAGCTGGCGAAATTAATGCTATACCAAAGCAAGAACATGTAAAAGGCAATGGTAAAGCAGACGTTCTCGCTGATCTAGACATTTCAGATATGTCAGTTGAAGACATCGCAGACGAAATCGGAAAAACTGTTAGAGGTGTAAAAACTATGCTAACAAGAAGAGGTTTGAGATGTGCTGACTATGATGGAAGTGCAAAGAAAAACATAGGCTAGTTTAGTCTTCGAGGTCGAGGGTTTCTATCACGAGTGATGGCCCTCGCCTCACTTATATTTGGGAGAATAATTGACTTTAGCAAGTGCATTGATAAAACAGATACTGTCGCAAGGTGACTTTGCGACATGGAATCGTTTAAAGCAACATTACCTACCAGATACAACCTACCAAAAAATACATGGTTTAATTGATAAACATGTCCTTAAATATCACGCGTTACCCACCTTTGAAGATTTAAAACAAAGTATTCGTTCTAGGGAATTACAAGAACAAGTCTATGCGATAGAGTCAGTTGAGACTGACGTAGACGCGTATTTATTATTAGATTACTTAAAAAATGAGTTTGCTCAAGGAGAGATACTCACTCGCATAGATGATTATATAGAGAACACAGTAACACTCGCAGACGCACAAGAAAACATAGACAGTCTGCAAGAATTAGTTGTCCAAGTTCAAGATAGAGTCGATACAAAAGACGAAGATGAAGCTATGGACACAGTAGAACTATTCGACTCGGAAGAAGATATTTCAAGTCGTTTAGCTTTAGGATTAAATCAAGATTATGATTTATCCTATAAATTTTCTCCCAAAGATTTGGTCGTTGTCGGCGCTAAACGTGGTGGAGGTAAATCATTTACACTTTGTAATATTGCAAGAGCAGTTCAGGAAACTGGCAAGTCTGCACTTTACTTTACTATTGAGATGGACACTCGACAGATTCTACAAAGAATTGTTAGTATGAGTGCTGATATTCCTCTTGGTAGATTGATTGAAAGAAATCT